AGCGCCACGTAATCCGTGGCGAGTATATCGACCTTGGGTTGATTAGCGAGCATACGGCAGAGCAAGCCGCGAGCGCCGCGCAGACCAACGCCAACATTGCGCTTTCGGAGCAGATAGGCGCACCAAAGGACAAGGGACAAGGGGGCAACGATGCCAAGCAAGCCGAATGAGAGACAGTACCGAACATTGACCGCCACGCTCGCGCCGCTCAAACGCGCAGACGAGGGCGGCGAAGAGCCGAAGAAGCGCTTTGACAGTGATTACTACGTCGAGGGCTACGCAAGCACGTTCAATGACCCCTACCCCATCTATTGCGACTTCGCGGGCAACGAGTATTTGGAGATTATCAGCCCCGATGCTTTCCGCGAAGCCGATATGTCGGACGTGATTTTGCAGTACGACCACGAAGGGCGCGTGTACGCCCGCACGAGTAACGGCACGCTGCTTATCGAGCCGGACGAACACGGCTTGTTCATCGCCGCCGACCTGTCGCGCAGCCAAGCATCGCGCGAGCTTTACGAAGAGATAGCCGCCGGACTTATCACGCGTATGTCATGGGCGTTCACCGTGGCCGCTGACGAGTTCGACAGGGAAACCCGCACTACCACTATTACGCGGGTCAAAAAGGTTTTCGACGTGTCGGCGGTGAGCCTTCCGGCTGACCCCAACACCGAGATTAGCGCACGCAACTTGCTTAACGGAGAGATTGAGCAGACGCGCAAGGAGTTTGCGCGGCGGCGCATGACGCACGCGAGGGCGTGCGCCGTAATGGCAATTGCAAACGCAAGAAAGAAAGGCTAGAACCATGGATGAACTGTTGAAGGAACTGCAAGCGCTGATTGACAAGTACGCCGAGGGAACCCCCGAGGGCGTGACCGAGGAAGAGGCCAAGCAGGACGAAGAGCGCATGGCCGAACTTACGGCGGAGATCGAGCGCAAGACCACCGAGCAGGCAGAGCAGCGCAAGACCCGCGCCGCCGCTGTCGCCGCCGCCCGTTCCGCTATCGAGAGCGGAGCCGCGCCGAAGGTTTCCACCGTGCCGCTGGCACGCAGCGCGAGCGCTGCCGGTGCCGTCGTTCGCGACACTACCGACTACGAAGCCGCAGCGAAGCGCGGTTGGCTCAAAGAAATTGCGACCCGCGCGGGCGTTCAGCTTGGCGGTGGCAACGAGATGACCACGCAGGAGCGTGCGGCGTTCACCGCGCTTACCACCAACACCGATGCCGTTATCCCGAAGGAGATTCAAGGCCAGATCATCAGCCTTGTTGACAATTCGGCGGTGCTGTTCGGCGATGTGAGCCGCTCCACCTTCAAGCACCAATTCGAGTTGGTGCGCCACACCGGCATTGCGCAGGGCGATGCCGCGCAGACCGAAGAGGGCAAGGCACCCACCGACGAGAAGAACGAGTTTGACACCATCGGGCTTGTTGGCGTGGAGATCAAGAAGACCGTTAAGCTGTCCCGCAAGATGGCCGTTCAGTCCATTGACGGTTTCGAGAACTGGCTTATTTCCGAGGTGGCCGCGCGAATCGCCGTTGCGGCAAACGCTTTCGTCCATACGCGCCTTGACGATGCCAAGCTGGGCATGGCGGCTGCTAACAAGCTGGCCGTTGCAAAGACCGGAACGCTCACCAAGGCCGACATTGTGAAGACCCTTGGGCTGTTGAAGACCTTTGCGAACCCCGCGCCTAAGGGCTGCATCATCTACGCGAACAACAACACCATTTGGAACTATATTGCCATGGTTGAGGACGCGAACAAGCGCAGCTACTTTGTGAACGAAAAGAGCGATGACCCCGCCGTGCAAGGCCGCATCTTCGGGCGCATCGTCAAGCAGGACGATGCTTGCGCCGACGGCATTATCAAGGTTGGCTATCCCGACCTGATCAAGGGCAACGCCTTTGACGGCGTGGACGTTACGGGTTACGTCGCCACCGACGGTTCGCAGAACCATTGCTTCGATGGCTACTTGCTCTATGATTGCGGCCTTGCCGTCCCGCAGTCCTTCGCGCAGCTTACCATCGGCGGCGCATCCGCCTAAGTGATCTAAGGGGGTGCCACCGATGGCAGACGAAAACAAAGCCGACCTTCTGGCGGCTTGCCGTAGCGCCCTGCGCATCCCTGCCGATTACACCGGCTATGACGAAGAGATAGCCGACC